TGAGCTAGTGGAGTTCTTTGTTAAGAGGTGCCGAGAGATGAACGATAAGATGTCTCACTGGACGGGGACACTAACGGAGTTCCAAGTTGCCCTACACGATTTTAACAATGGAAGGAACGTGGGGATGTCCAACAACCTTGAGTTTGTTCGTCGTGGTATGTCTACACTAGAAGAATCCAGTAAGAACAATGACCATGTGCGGCCTGTCTTATCTAAGGGCAGAGGGGGTGGGAAGATCTGGGAAATCAATCTTTCTTCCGCTTACGATATCGATGTGATGACTCAAACGAATCTGGTCGCCGCAAGCGTTTAATGGGGAGATGGAAACCATTACTTAAATACTTAAAGCCCTCGCTGTCGCAGTCTCCTTTTTCTTTGTAGTTCTTTGGGCGAGTTACATGGTAGGCACTCGCCCAACCTAGTAACCAAACCCGAGTTAGATCCTTGTGAACTCGTGTGAAGAAATAGACATCAGCTTTCAGCTTTTTGTTCTCTGAGTTTACGCTCGCAATATAATGGAGCTGAGGACGTGTGGTGCAGGTCTTTGACTTTACGTCTATTTTGTTTCCTTTGAAAAGGTAGTCGTGCGTGTAGCACTGTTCACCTACATGCTCTGCCCCTATGATGTATTTCTCAAAAGCTACTTCTCCGAGGAAACCAGTCATGCGGCCAACACCTCTTGTAAAAGAGTTAGGGGGAATCCCTAGAGACTGCGATCTACGGAATGCTTCCGCTACGTCATCTTTATTAGGGTGAAACAGGACGAACCTATTTTTTAACTGTCGAAACTGACTCATTTCTTTCGCGCTCGCCGCATAGCCGAGGCTCGTGAACGGCGGCGCGGGGGCTTACTGGACCTTCGCAAAGACCCACCCCTGTATGCTCTTGTTTTTTCTGCAATTTTTTTAGGCTGTTTTACGAACTGCTTTCCTTTCTTAGTGCCTGCCCGTTTAGCCCTTGAGGTCGCTGCATACTCAGCAGGAGTAAGCGCCTTGATCGCAGCTTCAGGCAAATACCTTTCTCCCGTCTTACTAGACTTCTTGCCGCTCTTAGTGCGCCACTTCTGTTTAGTCCAACGCTCTAAAGATCTCTGTGAAGCTGCCTTAGCCATTAGTAGTTGCTTCGTTTCTTTAGAATCTTAGCGGCCCTTTTCTCAGCAGGCTTACTATGGCCAAAACCTTTCTTCTTCATGGCAAGGTGGTCAGCATATGTGTTAGCTTTGTAGCCTTTGCCAGACTTGTCATACATCATATGAGGTTTAAATTTTTTGGGGGATTTCATAATAGTTGTTAGTGATTAGTTTCGATAGCCGCCGCCAGCTTTTTTATAAGCACGGGCCAGCATCTGCGCTTTACGCCCACTCCACTGTCCACTTCTGCCGCCCTTGGAACCGGCCTTAATGCGTTGAAATATACGCTTACGCATAGCGGGCTTGGTGTAGTTACCAGCTTCGTTTACACGGGACTTAGATTTTTTCTTAGGCATTATACTTTAAATCGTTTGCAGAATCTTTCCCACGCTGGAAAAAACAGTTCCTCTATGCACACTACCAAACTTTCTTCTTCAAAGCTATCTAATCTATCAAGACCGCTGAATGCTAAACAAGCATGAAGCATCTCATGTCGGACTGTCGATTTTACTTCTGCTGGTTTAAGATTCTTATCGATTACAATAGTTTTCCGCTCATGAGAATAGTATCCGTAATACCCTTTAGAGCGATTGTTCTCATCACTTAAGTCTTCTTTGATTATCTTAACGGGAACTCCCGCTATGTGGATACTTTTGGGGAGGCTCATCCTTCAGCATATTTCTTTATTGCACGGGCATACACCCCCGCTAATTTGCCACGGTTGTTGTTAATCATTCTCCACTCGTCGGGATTACTACCAAAAAAAGGCTCCCCAATAACAATAGGCGGACGAACACCACGCAGCATACCGGATCCACGTTGTTTTTCAGCGCGAGGTTTAGCTCCTCTCGAAGGCAAATCAGGATAAGCTTCGGCCATTTCATCTCTAAGAAGATATGCTAACTTGGCTCCTTTCTTGCTTGTATGCCAGTAGAGCCATTCATGACCAGAAGCTTTAGGTCCGGCTGAGTTGAAATGAAGCTCAACAGCGGCATCAATCCCGTCTTCATCTAGTTTCTTAGCTAGATACTTAACTGCTGCTGTGTAGGTTTTAACAGGAACCTGATCGTAAATAACAAAATCTACTACACCCCTAAGAGGGGTAGCAACCCTGCGAACAAGATCACGATTAAAATCCCACTCGGAAAGAATGTATTCTCCCGAGCTATATGCGCCCTGATCACCAAGACGAGAGTGACCTACTATCAGCCCTATCTTCATTTTTTAATAATGCGATAAAGAGACGCTAGTCCTACAGCTATGCCGACAACGAGAGATCCCACCCGCAACCAATACTCAAATTGTTCCTGCATACTTGTGACCAACCCGATGACAGGTGCGGCCATTCCTATTAGTGAATCAAATATCTTGGTGTTAATCATTTACCTCCAATAATAATTGCTCTTCGGTAAGAGTAATCGCTGTGGAATCTATGATTCGGACGACCGACTAAGCTACCCTCGCAGAAGTGATACAGCTCCCCTTCAATCAAGGTGACGGTCGGGGGATCGAATAAGGCGCTCGCGTTCGCGCTTGATTCGTTGTGCCACCCGCTCGATCCGCAACTTGCTAACAGGAGAGCCATCAGCGGCCAGCCTATCAAGCTCATCTTCCAGAGTGTCAATGCGTGTATCCCGCTTGAGTCGGATGTGTTCGATGTAGGCATTGAGTGCAGCGGTCAGAAGTCTGATGAATGCGCTCACTTACTTTTGGCTTTGCCCACATTTAGGGCGAGCCATGAAATGACTGCTGAGACGCGGGAGACCCACTTGTTGTCACTTTCGTTCGGAGTCAATGTAGCTACAAGAGAAGCTACGGCGATGACGCTTGCTGCAATCTGCAACAAGCTGTCTACGTTTTCGGTAATATATTCAATCATAAGGATAAGGGTTACATCATATTGCTGGTGTATGCTCCCACACCAGAAGGGTCAAAACGGATGGCGGGCTTAGCAGCGCCGCGATGGGCGTCGAGTTGTTCGTCGAGGACATTCCGGCAAACACCCCAGTGGTAGTTTGCTCGCTCCAGATCTGCATTCTCTTCTGCAATGCCTCCTAACAAAGCATGTTTGATAGCCGACAAACTAGATAGATACACTACGTCATCGGGAGACGTAAGAGGTCTGAACCTTCTTTTAAGTAAACACCGGATGGCGATTGTCTTTTCTTCGTCGTTGGATATCCGGTATCGACGATATCGCGTTACCTCATTAGCGGCCTGTAGATCATCTGCGGCAACCAAAGTGGCTCCTGATACAGAGTCCTCAAACAAAATTTTTACAGGTAGCGACAGAGGCGTAGTCCCTACTCGTATTTCAATAACGCTAGTAATATCTGTTGTAGTGGTAGTAATTGGAGTAGACCCTCCGCCCGTGACTACTAAATCAAACTTGCCCCCGTCTGAATTATCGACCCTAGTGTCAGGATTTGAAAACGCTGTGCCGTCAGAAAACCTAACGTGGACCGTGCCCGCTTGTGGGAGAACCTGTGTCCCGATACCAGTAGCCGTTTCTAATTTTAGCTTGTAGGTTCTCCCTGCTATGGGTTCTTCTACAGTAGGAGAATAACCATCGTCTACGATGCCGTAAGAAATTAAAGTGTCTTCATCGTCGTCCCGACCACTAATATTGTAATCGTGAAATTGTGCTCTGACTTCTTGAGGGGAAGAAAAATCTACGCTACTCGAATCATAATCAACAACAGCACTAATAATTGACTCTGCGTCACTGGGCAGGGTGAAAGTGCTAGAAGATGTTGTAATAACTTTTTCAAAAAGCAAATCTCGCCACATCCCCATCCCGTAAAGTCGGGGTAAGGCTAGGTTCAATTCTTTTCTAAACTCAGCATCAGTAGCATTAGGCGATCCAGCGATCTCCCGTAACGCATCATCAACACCAGCAACGGTTAGCGTGGCCATATCTTACGCTACCAGAATAGGGGTTAAAGGTCAAGATTACGCCCTTTTGAAAAGAGTTGAATTAGTTGCGAGTTCTGTCCAGAACAACTGGACGCCAGCTTACATCTGAAGATACACGCTGTTGTATTCTATTATCCTCAGTTACTGTCCCAATTTTTACGCTGTAAACTCCCTCTGTTCCTGTGTCGTCCGCAGTGGGTATCTCAGTCAGCCTGTTAGTTTCAGTCTTTGCAACCCCTATGCTCGCTATGTCGCTGGCATTAGGATCACCAACTTGGACCCAGCACTTCTGAACTTCAGGGGATAATTCGAGGTCTACTTTCCACGCCAGATAAACATCTCCAAATCCAGTAAGTTGGAAATACTCATTCGGTATTTCACTAAACATAGGATCCCCATCTTCCGTGTCGATATTTGGAACTTGTTGCGTTATCTGGGGAATCGCAGTCTGCCCCATCGCATCGGCATGATTTATCGTCCCGTTATTGACGGTGTGCCCAAGAACACATGCTGGAGCTGTCGTCGTTCCGTCAGTGTCTTTAACTCCTGAGTGTTTCAAAACACCATCAGGGGCATTCTGCGAACCGTCCGTGTGTTTAACTCCTGAGTGATCTAAAATCCCTGTATCCGCAGGGTCACCGTAGCTGCTTGTAGTCTTTACACCTGAGTGAGACGAATGCGTAAGGGTAGCATTCGGGCCACTTGTAGTTACATTGCCTGACGCTGAGGGGTCATTGCTATCTGTTGCTGAAGGGCTGGATGTTGATGTCGTAGTAGAACTGATGCTATCAGTTGTTGCGTCATCTGGCTGATCAGTATTTATCGTTGTGGGAACATCTGTAGTCGGAGACTCTGAACTGGTAGCCCCACCGTGATTATGGGAGTAGTCATCAGGAACTCCATCACTATTAGAATCTGAGTAAGTTCCAGTTCCAGCAAGTGACCCTGAACCCCCCGAACCTGTGCCTGTGTGCCCTTCATGCTCATCGGCAGTAATCGTATGCGAGTGAGAATTTACAGTATGAGCATGACTGTGCGAGTGAACGTGATTAAGTTCGTGGGTGTGGTCGTGGGTGTGAGTGTGTGGGTAGTTGTGAGTATGGCTCGCTACTCCA